GCAACCGTCATCGACTTCTGAATGTTGAACGCTTCGAGAGCATCCTTGCCCTGCAGTGTGGCAGTGGCCTGAGCCAGGGTCTGCGTGGTTTCCGTGCGCATGCTCGCGATGGACTGTGTAATGTCCAGGCGATCCTTGGCATCGGCTTCGCGGTTCACTGCCGCAGTGACAGCGTCCCGCGCGCCCGCACCAGTCTTCAGCAACTCCTCTTCGATCTTCTGCTGGATCGCCAGCTCACGCACGCTGTCCGCGCCGGCCAGGTAGGCGTCAGCCATGTCATTTGAGGACTTGGTCGATATGGCGGATTGTAAAATCAGGCTATCGAGCGCCTTTTTGCGCTGATTTACGAGTGTTTCCGCCGCCTTGGCCGCCTTCTTGTCTTCATCAGATTGAGCCTTGCTGCCATCGGTAATGGCCTTGAACTGGGCTAGGCGATCAGTGGTGTCAGCCGCATCCGCTGCCGCCGCCTCATCAAAAGCCCTGCGTCTTTCTGTAGCCCCCTTAATCTGTGCGTCGAACGACGCAAGCGATGCCTCTCGCTCGTTTAGGATGTACTGAATGCCGTCCTGGCGTGTCTTGCTGACCGCGCTCAGCTCAGCGTCAAGCCGGACACCAACGCCTTCAAACGTGTCGTTCGAGAAGATTGCATTGATACCATCGTTGAACGCCCTCGCGTATGCCTTAACCGTGTCAAACCCGGACAGCACCTCTACGGTCATGAGCTTCATGAAGGCTCGAACGTTTTCCGGCAGATCCCGAAATGTGGCCGTCATGTTGGCAACGTTGTGCTCGAGCAGGCTGCTCCAATAGCCACTATCGCTCTCGAACAGCTTGGAAATTTCGTCGAACGCCAATCCGATATCTTTACCGAAGCCGTCGAACTTACCAGCGATAGCTGACAGAGTGGCTTCCAGCTCGCCGGAGGCAAGCTGCGCATTCAACTCGTCCAGTGCGGTTATCGCCTCGTTCACCGAGTCCCGCATCACCTCGCCCAGGCCGCTCTCATTGATCAGTCGGAAGGTGGTATCCCAGGTATCACCAAGGTTAGCGATGGCCCCGTCTAGCGTGTCCATCCGAAGCTTCATAGCCCCAGCAAATTGATTCTCGCCTAGGTCGGCCAGGTACTTCTCGATCTCGGCGGCGTTGTTCCCAACACTCTTTGTCACACCCTGGAAGGTGAAGGCAATACTATCGCCGGCCACCCTGGACTTGATGCCGAACTCTTTGAGTCGCTCGAATTCGCCGGTTGTGGCGTCAGCAACCGCCTCAATCATCTGGTTGAGGTCTTTACCCATGGCCGATGCGGTGTTGCCATAGGAGGCCAGAGCCCTCTCGGACGGCGTGAGTCCGAGGTTCACCAGCTTCGTAAATCCATCTACGGCCTGGTTCAAATCGTAGGGAGTTTTCTGAGCGAACGACTGCAACGCCTTAAATGCAGCGGCTGCCTTCTCGGTACTGCCGGTGGCTGTGATCAACCCAGCATTCAGCACGTCGAACTGCCGCTGAATGTCGGAAGCCTTATTCAAGGCAGCCATAGCAGTTGCGACAGATACCAGCGGACCGATCATCCTTCCAAGCCCGGCCGTCAGGGTAGACGCGCCACGCTCAAGAGCGCCAAGGTCTTTGTTCGCATTGCGAGCCTGGGTGCTATCAACCGCAATTACCAGCTTTGCGTATTCATTCATGCCCTGATCTCGCTAGGAAGATTGATTCGCTGATCAGCTCGATTTGCCGCCGAAGCCTTGGTGCTGAAACGAGCAGTTTGGTTTTTTCTGCTTCCGTGCATTCCTGATCGAATGACCAGGCCGCAATTAAGCTCCCAACAAGCCTTGCTTTCTGCTCTCTCTGCAACTTCTTGTGGAGGCGCTTTGCATCCGCCGGATGAGACGCCTTGGCAACGCTGACTAGGTCTTTAATCGCCATTGCGGGAAGTGCTCGGGCCGCTGATTCGTACTCATCCGAAAGCACAGAGCGAATCTGCATCCACTCACCACTGGGGCTCCCATCTGCATGCATGAGATCAACCCGGAGCCCCGCACTTGCTGGCTCGCGCGTGTAAAAGTCTTGGGGTCGCACGCTTTTTCTCCAGGCATAAAAAAGCCCCGCGCTTGGCAGGGCTCTCGGTTTTAGGTCTATTTACTGGCAGGCAGCCCTGCCAAGCTCTTCAAATTTGCCGGTGCGCTGGACCTTCACGATGTCCACCACCTTTACCATCTTTGCAGGTGCACCACGCTCCTCGGCGACAGCGCACACGTAGCTCGCGAGCCCTCGACGATCCGTTTTGTCATCAATAACACCGACATACAGATTGTCCCGACTCATCCACACAGCATCCTTGATCGTCTTCTTTTCCGAAGCGATCAAATATCTAACTAGATCCTTCTGGCTTTGCGATATAGCGGGCTCGGCGGCCAAGGCGAATCCAGCAATCGCAACCCCAAGCATTAACAATAATACACGCATCCATCATCCCTCCCTTTAGATAGCGGCAATCTACCACTATCAGGAGGAAGGGCAAGAACCCCCCAGCTGCCAAGGTAAGCGACCATTGCAGAGAGTACTACCCGAGCAGACTAGTCGCCACGGACGCAGCAGCAGCCTTGATAGTATCGAATGACAGATCCAGCCCCTTTTCCCGCAAGAGACCCACAGTCTTATTCCAAACCGTCTGAGATCTGATCTTGTCCAGGAACTCATGACCTGCCCATGTCAGCTCATTGGCCCAGCAATCGCGAGGGCCGCTCAGCGACTTGCCGCACTTCCCATCAATCAGCCCTGCCTCAATCAGCATGTGGATATGGTAGGCAGAAAGATCAGAGTCATAGCCGTCGATAGCGCTGGAGCGAAGCATCTGCCTGCTTGATTCAAGCGCCTCGACCTCCAGCAGGACTTTGCGAACCAGTTCCCAGTCGCGTTTCATGCTATCTCCAAATTTATCAATGCTGAGATTCTATGCTGAATCACAGGGAACGACCAAAACCCCGCCGAGGCGAGGCTCTGTGCTTCAGTAGGGGCTCAGCTGAATACAGCGGGATTCAGATAGTCGAGAATCTGGCGAGCCATGCACTCGTACAGTTCGGACTGCCGCTTCTCGCCGAATAAGGCGGGAATACTGGCCTTCGCTACGCCAACATCCTGCTTGACGATCACGCCATACATTCCGTCTTTCTTCTGGATGGATAGCTGGATGATGAAGTGCTCTTTGGAAATGCTTTCTTGATCATCGTCCAGCGTGACCTTTAGAGCGAACGGGATCGAGAGGTTGTCGCCTTCAAAATCCGCAACCCTGACGGCTTCAAAATGGCCGTCTTCGTAGGTGCCCAGTTGCACATACGGGGTCTTCACCCCATTGAGGCTGAAGTATTTTTCCTCCAGCCCTAAGTGCTTGGTGAACCCTTTGTAAATCAAGACGACCTTTTCGTTGAGGTCGTCCCAATAGGCACTCTGCGCTTGACTGTACTTTGCATAGGCTTCGCGAATTTCAAAAATGTCCGTCAACTTTCTTGCTCCATTCCTTGATATCAGAATGCCCATCGTATGCCGCCTTCATGAATGGTTAAAGGAAAGCCTCGCCGAGGAGATCATTTTATTCGTTGTGGGCAAGACGCAAAAAACCCAGCGCGAGGGCTGGGTTTCAGGTCGGCTGATCGTCCGGTGAAGGCTTACGCCCTCTCTCAGCTCCAAGCTCTCGGAAGAAGGCAGCATGCTCCCTTGCCACTCTGTCCAAGACTTCTTGGCTGAGTAGCGGCGGGCGATTCCTTGAATACTTTCTCTCAAGCGCAGTCATCTGCGAATGGTCACGGGGCTTATCATCAGTGCTCATTAGTCAGTTCTCACTTCGAAACTCACGACCCAGGCGGCCGAGCCACGTCATAAGCTCGTTGTTGTTCGCCTGCTCATGCGCATCAGGCATCAAAATCCCGATAATGCAGAACCGATGATTTTCGAAGAGACCTCTCGCATAGACGAGCGCGACATCATTCTCCGGCTCGCCCTTCCGGCATTTGCGCTGCCCCTGCTTCTGGCGCTTGGGAAAATTCCGAGGCGGAATGCACAGGTGAATATGCTCGATGCAGCCCGCTATTGCGGGGGGCGAGCCATATTCCGCATCAAATCCGAAGTAATCTGGCAAGTCATCGCGCATCGACTGCTGATAACGACAGAAATCCACCAGGAGCTGATCTAAAAAGCCTGGATTGGATGATTCGAGAGGTCTGAAAAACCTATCGTACGTGTCCGGGTGAAATGAAACCTCGACAGGATCCATCAATCAGGAGTTGTACGACGCAGCGGCTTCTCGGCTGAGCTTGGCAAGGGCTACCAAGCCTTTGCGATCAATAGAGCTGACGTAAGGTTTCGGCTCTACCAGCATCTGGCGGATCAGATTCGCGTTGCGATCAGCCTTGTGGCGAGACTCTGCCAAAAGGGTAATCAGCTTGTCTCCGTATGGCCCCAGATCCCCAGTGCCTTTCAAGTCCTTGACCTCAGCAAGGGCTCGACTAAATATCTCGCCAACCGTTGCGAAGGGATGCTTGACGAGGTGGCTTGCCGGCACTCGACCAGCAAGGATATCCGCATAGACGCGATCAAAGAACGCATTGACCTTGTTGCCCATATCAATCAGCCCAGGTATTAGGGCCAGAGCTTCGGCATCGCTGGTGTTCGCGGCAATGGACTGGCTACCCAGCTGGTAGGTGTCCTTTTGCTCTTTCGGCATATCATCACCAGCAAACACGCTCGCAGCCATAGCTAGCGCACAGACTATCGCCAGTTTTTGGGATACAGGGCTTTGCTTGCTGGGTGTGGCTACCATGAGATTCTCGCAACGGTATTGCAGGGTGTGCAAAAACTATACAACATTCGCACGGTATAATGATATTAAACCGTGTATACGGCAGCAAAACCTCCAGCCGAACCAGCCCCTGCGGTGACCTCACCCCTCATTCATCACCCGACAGTGAATGCCGTCCATTTTCATCAACACCCGGGCCTCTTCCGGCTCGATCTGCCGATCCATCATCCGTGTCCAGGCGTCCATTTCTTGCCAGGTCAGCGGATCGCTGGTGCGCTTGAGCTCCCAGAACAAGCCGGCCAGATAGCCCATACCCTCGGGCATGGCTGGAATATCCAGCTCCCGAGGCTTGTGGCCGGTCATATTCCAGACCCGCGTCAGGTGATCGCGGGTGGTGGCAGTCGATCCTTTGACCGGCTTATTGAGCTTGGCCTCGCCTTCCCAGTGGGTTAGGAGGCTTTCAACTCTGGAGCGAAAAAACGGGCGCGGTCGCTCGCCAGTCGCTCGACATCATTCGCCAGGCCGGGGTTGTTTAGCAGCAGCTCGGCTACGGCTTCTTTGCTGTATGGCACCGGCAGCGACCAGTCGAAGGCCAGCGCGGAGCAATAGTGAAGATTGGCACGCTGTTGAATAGCGGTTTCTTCGTCGATCGACATGCCTTCCTTGCCCTCATCGCGCAGGATGCGGGCCGCTTCCAGAAGGGCTTTGCGCGCCGCGGGCGCATCGGCACCCAGCACCATCAGGTGATATTCGGTTTCAGTGCCATCAGGCAGGGTCAACGGCAGTTTCTTGCCTTTCTCCAGAGCGCCCAGGGTGAAGAAGTCGGACAGAGCGAATGGCTTGATAGCGGTGGTGGCTTTTTCAGATTTAGCAGACATGCGGTGAATCTCCAAAATGAAAAGGCCCGCTCAGTGGCGGGCCTGTAGAAAGGATTCGATTACGCGCCAGTGCGCGTGATCATCATGGTGGTGGCCAGCACGTCGTCGTAACCGGCGCTGACCGTGTATTGCGGGATGATCGCGCCCGGGCCGCTGGTTTGCTTCTGGCCTTGGGTGTAGCGGACCTTTGGCAATTCCAGGGTGTAGCTGTCTGCGCCTTCGGTGAATTGGATCGTGTGCGAGGTGGCGGTCTCATTGAGCACCTTGTCCCACAGCACGGCATCGACCAGATAGGCCGACATCGAGCCGGTTACCTTGGCGACACCATTGGAAATGTCGAAGGCTTCACGGCTGCCCAGCGCAAACAGGGCTTCCATACCGTTGTCGAGGCTGACGCTCCATTCGGTCGCATAAGCCACGGACACCCCGCCCTCGGTCAACGCCAGGTTGGTGGTGATCATGATGTCGGTCGCGGTCGCCGGCAGGTACGTCGAGCCAACCGGCACGGTGTACTTCTCGGCCTTGGTGCCCATCATGCTGAAGGTGACGCCAACCGGGGCATTCAGCGGGGAGCTGATCGCCATCGTACTGACGCGACAGCCGTGATAGACGTAATCGACGCCGATGTCGGTGTGGCGCTCCAGGATGGCGAACGAGCGCTCGACCTTGCCGATCTTCAGGACGTTCGCGGTCCAGGTGCCCTGCATAGCCGCCTGGATCAGGTCGTCGAAGCTGCGAAATGACAACTCAACCGCGATATCGCCGGCCACGCTGTAGGTGCCGCCGCGGCTCGCCTGCTGTTGGCGGTATTGATTCATTTCCGCCGTATCGATCTGGTTGATGTTCGGCGTCAGGCCGGCGCTGACGAAGCGGATCGGCTTCCAGGCGGGAGTTGCAGGAATAGCGCCTGCCACCTCTTCGACGTAATACGTTTGTACGGCAGAGCCGTTAGCTAAGCCCATTTTGGGATCTCCTGAAACAAAGAAACCCGCTGATGGGCGGGTGTGGGTGGTTGCTCGGGGAATGAATCAGGCGGTCGGAAAAATCCACGCGCTGTAATAAACGAGGATGCTCACGCCAGTCCAAACAGCCTCTGGCGTGATCTTGGAGCGTTCAGCTTTGCGGATGTGCACGCGCTGGCCTTGGTATTCGAGTCTCAGGCCTGGCTTGTAGAAGCTCAGCGCCTTGTCGACATCGGCCAGGATCCGCCCGGTACCGGTGTTGTTCGGGTGGTAGATATCGATCTGCAGGTAACCGGTGCGCTCTACCGGGTTTACGCCGCCGAATGCAGCCGGCTCGCGGCCGGTCGGCATATCGGTAAGTCGCGCCCAAGCCCGGCCGATTACTGGAACGAAAACCTTGCCTTCGACATGGGTTCGGCTTACCGGGTAGAGATTGCTTGCCAGATAGGCCGCGACGAGCGCGCCGTTGATTTTGGTTTCAGACATGGCTCAAACCCTGTTCTTTTCGATGGCAGCGGCTACGATCTTGGAGACTCGATCCATGTTGATGGTGACCATGCCTGCCGGGGCCTGCGTGGAACTGCCGTTCTCAAGCCGCTCGATGTAAGGCAGGTTGTTCGCCAGATACGTCTCCTGGCCTGCGCCTGGAGGTGTGATTGCAACCACCTCGGCAATGGATGCGGCCTCCCCAAGTCGATCAGGCGCATCATTTGTAGGCGAGCCCACAGATGTTGCCCACGCACCTTTGGCTCGGCCCGTATCAACTGGCGTCGACTTGATCACGCCGCTGAACAGTTCGATAGTCGCGGCCCGGACAATCTTGTTGTGTGCTGCCTCGGTCTTCACGCTGAAGCGCCGGATATCACTCTGCAAAGCTCATCGTCACACCCGCAACTGAATGGTGAATGTCGCCATGGCCGGGTCTTCCGACACGTTCAGAACTCGCTTTCCACTGATGATGTCGCCTATCGCAGGCGCGGCAATTTCTGCCGTCTGCGCGCCATCCAGCAGGACGAACAACTCGTTTTGCAGGACCAGCAGCTTTTCGTCAGTCGTCTGAATCAGGCTTCCGTCAATCTCGCGTGCCAAGTAGCTGCTAAAGACGCCGCGCCCGCTGTAATTCAGCGTCGAGCCTCCAGTATCCGAGCCAGTTATCGGGTCGTATTCGCCAGCAACGACGCGAGCGCCAGATACAGCGCGAACCGCATCGGCCAGCTTCCCGTCGAACGCCTTGGCCATCTTGGTCTGAAGCTTGTCCTGTAGGCCCATGCTCAGCCCCTCACCATCTGGATGGAATTGGTGCCAGTGGTCCAGGGATAGATCAGCGCCAAGGCGAAGCTCTCCCCGGACGACAGCGCAACGGAGCCCTGAACGTAGGTTTCACTGACGGACGTGCCGGAGGTGGCCGATACCGTCTCGCTTATCGTCTCTCGTTCGACAGCCTTATACAGGCCGCCAGTCGAGGCGATCTTTGCAACTTGGGCGCCGGCCTGCTTGATCTCGGCCGGTACTTCGGCGGGGACAGGACGCTTAATCTTGCTGGTCAGCCAGGCGTTGGCCTGCATCACAGACAGAACCGGATCACCGGCACCCGCCCAGTCCGACCCCAGCAATGCGTCAACGTCTGCAACAGTGATGAAGTCGGTCATGGGTTATTCCTGTTCAGCCTTCTGGCTTGCGCCGCCGGACTTCGCGGCCTTGATCGGCTCGGGGTGCTTGTAGTCATCCGGCGCAAACTTGGCGTCGATGATCTTGTAGCCCTTCTGGCGCAGCTCAGCCTTGCGCTCAGCGGTGACCGGGTGCTTCTCGTAAACGACTTTCTCGTCCATGGTGGACTCCTGGAAGGTGGGTCAGGCGACCCGAAGGCCGCCGTCTCGATTACTTGGTAGCGTCACCGATGGTAATCACGCCCGCGGTTTGCTTGATGGTGGCAGCCACCAAGTCCCAGTTCGAGCCAGTTGCAATCTCGGCGCTTGTTGGAGACTTGCCGCCACCCGCAACATCCCACGTAAAGCCTTTGAGGCCCAAGCCGAACGAATAATCGCTTTGCATGGTGGTCTCGATGCGCTCCTTGCCGTTGGAGGTCTGGATGTTGGTGATCAGGTCGGAACCATCCATCACCATCGCAGCGCCATCAGCCAAGCTCAGCACCTTTTGCTTGTTCGGGGTGCCGGCCTCGTACAGCGCGGCGGCGTCGGTGATGATCACGGCCTTGCCCAGGATGTCGACAACCTGAACACCGCTGAAGGTGAACAGTTTCTCGGCGTTGACCAGGTTCTTGCCGATCAGCTTGTGGTACATGGCGCCGGTCATTACCTGGGCAATGAGACGCTGCGAGGCGTCACCGAACAGCGCGTGCGCGTTGTTGATGGCGATGTAGTCCACGCCAGCGGTGGCGGACACGTCGTTGGTGGCGGTTGGCTGGTTGCCAATGGCAGCGACCAGGGCGGCGATAGCAGTGTTCAACTGGTCCGACATGATGGCTTCGGACAGGTTGCGGCTGATCACTTCCAGGGCTTCTTCCGGGTTCTTCTGAACCCACGACAGCTG